GTATTCCTACCTTCGAAATAGAGTTCTTCCCATACCGTAACCATCATCTGGGCACTATTATTCATTATAGCAATTTTAACTGGAAGATTGTATTCTTTAATCGTTTTAAGATCAGAAAGTGTCATATTAAAACTCGAATCACCATCAATTAAAATAACCATCTCGTTCGGATTGGCTATCTGTACACCTATCGCATAGGGTAGACCTACACCCATAACACCTAGTGAACCAGACGAGATTACTTTATTAGGGTATTGAGATTTAATAAATTGGTAGGTTTGCATCTGATGATTACCTACCCCAGTTGTAAATGTAACTTTCTTCTCTTTTGTAGCAGTATTAAATTCATTAATAACATCTTCCATATGTAGTTTTGTGTCGTCGGTTTTAATTACAAATGGATAGGTTTGTTTTAGGTTGTTAATATTATTAATCCATTCAGTTTTTTTAGTGTATGAAATATGAGGCATAATTTGTTTCAAAAATAATTCACAGTCCATATCAAAATTATAATCAGAATTCACAACAAAATCTAATTCAGATTCTTCAATATTAACATGAATAATACCCCCTCTACCTTCCTTTGATGCTTTAAAAGCTTCAGGTGCGTATTCGCTAATTTTTCCCGTAGTTCTGTCATCAAATCTTGATCCAAGAGCAATAATTAAATCAGAATCTTGAATCGCATAATTTGCCGCAGCACTACCATGCATACCACACCATCTCAAAGATAACTCCTGGTTTTCATCATAAATACCACAACCATGAATCGTAGATGTTACAGGAATATTAGATTTATTTACGAATTCTGTTAGATAATTAGAAGCATTACTACACCCTTTACCAACAATAATAATCGGTTTCTTGCTTCTATTTATAACCGCCGCAACCTTCTGAACCTTATTTTTATAATCTTTCAAGTTTTTTTGTATATTTAGTTTAAAGTTATTTACAGATAAAGACGGATTATACTCCTGGTAAGAAACACATTTAGGAATATCAATATGAACTGGACCCTTCTTCTTATCGTTAGCGACCCTAAATGCTTCATCTACAACAGATTCCATTTCATAAATATCTGTAATCTGATAAGACCATTTAGTAACATGTCTTGTAAGTTCTACAGCGGGTGCTTCCTGGAATGAATTAAGTCCTTGGGCTTCTTGTGAAACCTGCCCACTAAACACAACAAGAGGTGTTGAATCGTTTTTAGCGTCAAGAATAGGTGTAATCATATTCGTTATACCAGGACCACTCGTAACCATACAAACACCAGTTTTATTAGAAGACTTGGCATAGCCTGTAGCAGAATGCCCTGTATTCTGTTCATGGGTATTAATAAAATAATTAATTTTAGACTTATATAGGCTATCAATAAGTGGCATAACACTACCACCAGAATAGATAAACGTATCAGTAACATTATTTTTACGTAATGCTTTATAAATAATACTACCACCAGAGTTTACAAGTTGTAGCATCTTGTTAGAAAAACGCATAATTAAATAATAATAATAATTTAGATTTAAATTTAAATTTAAATCAATTTTAAGCAAAAACAAACATTTTACCGTTACACGTCTTACAGTGTCCCATTATCATAAAACGACCTCTTTTATTAAGTTTTTGTTTTCTATTATCCTGTTTCATAACACAGGACTTTGTTTTCTTGCCGCTCGCATGAAAACATCTCATACATAATGCTGATAGTTTAGGGTCTTTCAACTTACCATCTACTTTAGATTTATTAGACACCTTCTTAACCTTTATTTTAGAACCAACTTTAACTTTCTTAGAAAGCAGTTTACCCTTTTTCATACTCTTTGTTCTCGTACCCTTTTTTGCAACCTTTTTCGACAATCTTTTTGAAACCATATAATAGTATTGAATATTTTAATTATTAAGCATCATTCTATACATTAAAGCAACCGGAATAAGATCCTGTATAACTTTATTATCATTCTCTATATTTTTTATTTGTTTATCTATATTATTATTGTTTTGTTTATCTTGAATTATAAATTCATCATTAAAACATTCTAATTTATAATTTATATTTTCGATCATATTATTAATTTCAAGTAAACTAAGTTCAGTTTGTTTATCCATATTATCAATAGTCTTAAGATTATTTAACATTTTATCAAATGAACTCTGGAAGCTTGAAAACTTATTTTTCTCTATTTTATAGAGTTCCATCTATTTATTATTTAGATAATATTAATTTAAATATACCGCAAATGTCTAATAGTATGCTATATAATGAATATATACCTAAAACATTTGATGATAGTATTATTCATAAAAATATAATAAAAAAATTAAAAAATATAAAAGAATTAAGAGAAAATATAATTTTATATGGCCCGAATGGTTCTGGAAAATATGTGCTAGCACTTATGTTGCTTGAAAATATTTTTGGTAAAGAAATATATACCCAAAACGAAAATGTTATAACAACTGGTAATAAATCTTTTACATTATATAGTAGTAACTATCATTATGAATTATATCTCAAGAATTCTTATATTAAATATTCAGAAATTAATAATATCATAGAAACACTGGGTAAAAATAGAAATATTGTTAATAATGGAAAGAATGTAATTCTTATCAAGAATAGTCAATATCTAAATAACGAAAACTTATTTCTTATAAAAAAGTCGATTGAAAAACAAAAATTATACTTTATACTAACTACAAACCAGTTAAATTCATTATTTTCAGGACTAAATTCTATTTTTATGTGTCTAAGAATTCCTTGTATAGATTCTAAAGAGTTATTAACGTTGGTTAAAGAAATAAAAAAAAAAGAAAAAATAAAAATTTATGTTAAGGATATCAAAGAAATTATATCCAATAATAAATCCAATCTTATACAGATCTTATATAATCTAAAAATTTATAGTTTAACAGGTAATTGCAACTATGAAAATATTTTACATACTAAACTAGATAAAATTCTAGAATTAGTTTATAAAAAAAAGGAAGAAAATATAATACCTATACGGAAACTTTTATACAATGTATGTACACATAATATAAGTCGGTATGAAATATTAAAATATTGTTTTAATGATGCTGTAAACAAATTAGATATACCACAAAAAAAAATAGATTTACTCAAATTTACTAATGAAATTAATATAAAATTAGCCAATAGTTTTAAAACAACAATACACATAGAATACTATTTAATTCATCTGATGAGTATTATAAAATAGTACAGCAATTCTTTTTAATAATTTTCTCTTCTATTTCTAGGTCTGCTCTAATAGTAGTATCTATTTCTGTATCAAAATTTTTTGTTTTTAATATTCTGTCTATAATAGCATCAAAGGTTTCATCTACATTATCATTATCTTTTGCTGAACATTCCATTGAAATATAGTCATATTTTTTAGCTATATTTGTTATTTCATGTTTATGAACCATCCTATGTTTTTCGATATCTGTTTTAGTTCCAACAATAATAATAGGTAGTTCTGATTTATTATAGAAATTAATTTTCTCTATCCATTTCTCTACATTATCATAACTATTCCTATTTGTTATATCATAAATTACCATTGCCCCATCCAGATTTCTAAAATAAACATTAATTAGATTTGCAAATTTTTCTTGACCAGCGGTATCCCATAAATATATTTTTATGTCTCTATTCCCCCTTCTAACATTTATATAATGAAAATCTACTCCAAGCGTTGATGTAAAAGTTGGATTATATACGTTATTATGTTTTCTATTTAATAGGGCGGTTTTTCCAACATTTGTATCGCCCACTAAAATAAGTTTTAATTTATTCTCCATATATATTACATATACCAAAAGTTTTTCTGTGATATTTTGTAATCCCGTGTTTTTTTATCGCATCTATATGTTTTTTTGTACCATAACACATATTGTTTTTCCAGTCATATACATTTAATTCCTCATTTTCATCACATAGGTTTTCAATATATTGATCATGATAGACTTTCGCAAGAATACTCGCCGCTGCTACTGGAACAAATTTTGAATCACCTTTAATTACACACGTATGAGGTATACTTGTATTTGTAGTATCTGTATACATTTTAAATTTATCGCCATCTACAATAACATGGTCTAACAATACATTTAGTTTATCGAGCGAATTATGCATACATTTATAAGTTGCATTAAGAATATTCATTTTATCTATAACTGTATTATCCAATTTAGTCACTGAATAGTCAATCGCATATTCTTCAATATAATCCTTTAGCATAAGTCTCTTCCTACTTGATAATTTTTTTGAATCATCTACTATAATATTAGTATCGCTTGGATCTATTTCTTTCGGCCATACCACCGCCGCAGTAAATACCGGTCCAGCAAGACATCCACGAGCGACTTCATCTACCCCTGCCTCGACTTCATCTTCATAGAAATATGCTTTCATTTATAATTATATATAGTTATTTCTTTAATTCGTTTCCTTTTTTTTTAGCTTAATAATATAGTATAATCCAAAGTAGGGTGGCATATTATTATGTGCTTTACCACCACCGACTGATTCAAAATCTACATCAATAGAACCTTGTAAATTATTTTCTGATACAGTAGGTATAAATGAATTACATTTAGTTGATATTCCTAATTTACTATCAGATAAACATGATTCGTTATAAACTGATTGAACTGGGTCAGTTTTTAAAATAGAACAATCTACCCTTTTATTATATACACTTGGGTCAAATGGTTTATTTTCGACAATACTCTTGACTTTACCATCTGTTCCTAATGGTGAACCATATGTATCTACACCTACTGTAAATTCTTTGTTATTTGGGCAGGTATAGGTAGACTTTTTATAATTATCTCTTCTAGGCATCATACAAACATATGGATTTTTCCAAAAATCTATTTTCCGATAATCTTCAACCCATAGACCTCCTCCGTCCCTACAAGCCTTCATTGCGGTCGCTTGATCAAAGTCCTTCCTCCAGCCAGCATAACAACAAGGACCCCCGACCCACTTATTGTACCTCTCGGGTCCCCATTTAGGGTGGGTGAACAGTTTAAGTATCTTACTTGGACATCTCCCAGCATC